ATTTCGGAAAGCTTCCGCGCCATTTTAGGGCGCTGTCAGGTTTAACTGCTCAAAAGAGCATTTATAAACTGAGAAACCGAACATGTTCTTTAGGACATGCGGTTAAAATCATTCGTGAGCACTACCGTGCTACACCTGCACTTATAGATTGTTTATCTATAGGTTTTGCGGTTCCCCGGAAAGTCGTACAAAACGCTTTCGGAAGGAATCGAGGAATGACTCAGTCACTCCAATATGCATGCGACGCAGATAATCTTCGTCGTGCATATAACTCCGATGCAGTCGATAAGAAGACGCGCCGTCGTTACGAAAGGAATTTGGAATTCCTGGAGTTCATACGAGCATGTTTTGATGCCGTATGTCTCTGTTTCCAGTTGTTTCGGAAAGAAGGGTTCTGTCCGAACGGAAACACTCTTAGGCAGATTCATCGGCTTAAGACATACCTCATGGATAAACCGGAGGTATGCGCTGCTAGTCTTAAAACACTAGCAGGCGAGTGTAGGGCCTGGTGGTTTGGAAGTTCCAAACCACATCACCCCCTCGTTCGTACTTTAAACGAACGCCAAGCCTTGCAATTTAGTTATATTGCAAGGTCTTTGCCTCCTCCTCTGTCAGGTTCGTATGACCCTGACGAGCTGAGGCAAGGTTTGGTGGATAGACTAACCTCTACCCCCCCACCTGAGGATCCTAATTGGAAACCTTGGGTTAGGACTCTGTTAAACGATTACCGTCCAGAACGGATTTCGTATTACACAGAGCCTTCTGTCTCCTCTGGAATTGGATACACCCGTTCCAAGGGTGGACACACTAAAGCGTATCAGGATATAATCATGTATGCTTTAGGTCAGTATTTCCGTGAAGGTTATGCTGACACTCCTGAAGAGATTCATCTCTTACGATACTTCGTAAGGCCGAACCTTTCCAGGACAGGTCATGCCGTAATTTATACGTCACATCCAGGACAATACTTCCTGAACGCTCTGGGTTGTACCAGGGTTCGGGAAGGTGTCCCTGTTACCAAAACTATACCTAATAGTATTGATAACATATTTGTGAACCCTATCAATATGATGGAGGCTCCTTTTGGTTTTGATATTAATAACAAAACCCAACAGCAGAACTACATTAGACCTACTGTGGTTCTAAGTGAAATCCTCAATCAACTTATGGTTGAGGGATCCAAGAAGATAATTAATTATATTAATTATACTCCTATCGAAGCCCTTTTGGCCCCTGAAAAGGGACTGAAAGTTCGAATTCCAACGGCTGGATTAACTGCTGTGCAGTTACTCCAACACCCTCTTAGGAAAGCACTTGATGAGATCCTAAGAGAACATCCTGCGATTTCTCAATCGCTAGGAGGTTCAGTGGCTCCCGGTTTTGAAAATACCGAAGGGCCGTTCTATAGTCTAGATTTGACTACAGCAACTGATTTTCACCCGTTCTGGCTTACCAGAGCGGTATATGAGGTTCTTCTCGAGGTGGTACCCGATTTAGAGCCCTTATTGGAATATTTTGATAAAATATTCGGCCCAAAGCGAATTATTAAAACGCCTAAGCCAGCACCTACTATCGACGTCTCTTTTGAAGAAGTCCTAGTATATGCTTTACATCTAACTCCGATTCCTGAGAAAATGAAACTCAGGCCTCGTGAGGAAGTTGTAGCGTCCTTGATGGAATTTTCCATCAATTACGAGAAATGGCTAGATTCTTTCGAGACTATAGCCATAACGACGACAGGTCAAATGATGGGAGATCCCAC